CGTTCATCTTTTTTCTTTTTAACCTCACGAACTTTTTTAAGTTTACGAGGATCCACATACCGCATTTCTCTAATGCCTTCAATAGGATTTTCACGGTCAATAATCATGTGATAGTATAATCTTCCGTCAACATAATATCTACGGAAAACATCTTGAGCCATATTGTTGTAGTTTAATAAACGCAATATGGTATTGAATTCTGTTTGTAATGATTTTTTAATTTTGTCTGAAACTTTAAGGTCATCTAATACCATTTTGATATTACGACCATCGTCATCTTGGCAAATAGCTTCATTGATAATGTCATCGATGGCTGATTCAATTTCTGGTTGCATAGCCATTTCACGATAACGACCAATCAGTTCTATTTCATTTTTTGCGGTGCCGTCTAGGTCAACGTAAGTACCATAATAAGCGGCAGAAGTAATCGTAAGAGCGCCATCGTCATTAACCGGAGGCGTGAAAGATTGTTGCACGGCTTGGTCATCATTGGACTGCTGACGTGCAATTGTAAAACCAAAGAGCGAAAATTTATTAGCGGCCATATTGTCCTATATCAATTCAAAAAAACATAATGAAAGAGGCCGAAGCCTCTTTCGTAAAATAAACTATTTTAATTATTGCCTACTGGTGAAGTATCAGTAGTTGGTCCAACACCACTAGGATTCTTAACACCCGTTGTATCATCCACCCAATATTGATATGCAAATGTTACTGAAAATTCTTCAATAGCATCGTTTGAACCCCAATCTAAATCAATTGGAGACAAATCAATAGGAAACATACCAACAATTTTAATTTTCTTAATTGGACCGCCAGATGTTCCTGTTTTTCCGTATTGTGAAACTAAAGCTTCACCACCATAACCTAACGGACTATTTCCTGTTACGTATCTTGTATTGCCTACGTGACTATTTATTTGACTCATCCAACTTTCCATTGCAGCTCTAATTGCAAAATCTTCATCATTTATAACTGTTACTGTCCAATCTTGGAAAGTTCTATTACCAGCAAACTTTAATTCTCTTCCAAAATAATTTACAGATACAGTACCTAATGTTGATCCTGGTAATTGTGATGATTTAATTAAAAATTCGCTTTTAGGAGCAGCTGCAGAGTATCCTGAAATTGCTCCTATTAAAGCGGCGGGATAAGATATTCGTACATCAAATAAATTTGGACGAGCGCCGTCAAAATTCATATTTTGTCTGAAATCATTTACATTAAATGCCATTTTTTTCTCCTATATCGTTCTGTTATTTATTAAGCTGCATTAACGACTGTAGTAAAATCAACGCCAGTTCTAACAGCAACAAAATTTAACTGAATAAAGTTAACTGAACGAGCAGGTTTAATGTAAATATCACCAACAAATTGATTTGCATCAACAACTCCAGGTGTATTATTTGTAGAATCGCAAATAACTTTAAAGTCGTAGATACCACGGCGAGACTTAACATCTGTTAAAAATGGTGTAACCAGAGAAACAAATTGATTTTGTGTGGTGACATCGTTATATTCAAATAATGAGAATTGTGCTGCTCTAGAAATTGTTTTTTCTAAAACAGTAAATAGTCTACGTACATTAATACGGTCAAAAGCGGATGGTTTAGATTGCAATGTCTTGTCACCAAACAACACAGTACCTTGACCAGGGAATGTTCCAACTGGATTAACACCAATGGAATATATTGTATCTCTTTGTGTTTTTGTAGGATTCCATGCCAATTTAATAACATTCTTTAAATTACCACGATTAAATCCTGCAGGTGAATACCACGGAGCGGATACAGAATCGGTATAAACACACAAACCAGCAATGTCACCGTTTAATGGAATCCAGCGATATACATTGTTATACTTATCAAACATATATTTCCAACCAGAATCAGCGACAGCAAAAGATGATGAACGTGCAAGTGAAGTTGTCCATGATTGAATGCTGCTAGTTTCATTTCCAGAATTATTTACAACAGCTGAATAAGGAGGAGATACAAAACCTAAACAATCGCCTCGACTTAAAACATTATCAATAACATATTGTTGAATTGTAGTATTTGCGTTTCCAGTCAAAACTAAAGAAATATCAGTAGAATCTTTGTTTGCAAAATAAGAAAAAGCAGTTTGTGTAGCTGCATCACTTGGAGTATCATCTACTCCACCACTTAATGAAACTGTAGCAATATTATTATTAACTGGTAAATTAATAGTATTATATTGTGTGTTTGCTAAAGGTTGACCCCATGTGGTATTTGTAATTGTATAATTTACTGGATCAATAGCATAAACATATTTTGAATTTCTAAAGATATAATTCTTATAGTAATTTGAATTTCCTAAAGAATCTTTGCTGTCTGAACCTTTAGACAAATATGGGAATACTTCCAGTACTGTGTTTATAGAACCTGTAATTAAGCCGCCTGTGTCCATAACAACAACGTGAATTTCATCATTTGAAGCACCATAAGCCGCAGCTTGTGCTGATGTTCCAGGTAAACCAGGGAAATATGAAGATACACCAACACCGTTAATATTCCAAGTAGAAAATTGTGTAGCGTTAGCGCCGGCATCAATAACCGAAACAGTAATAGAATTACCTAAAGAACCAGCATAACGTGACACAAAAGAACCGTAGGTATTATTATTGGTTAAATTGTTCAAATAGGTGTATTCAAAAGAATCTTCATTTGCGATAGCAATATTAGGATTGGATGTATTTGAGTCTGCATTTTTATGATTTGTACCTAAAGCACGAACAACTTGAAGATTGTTACCATATGCTAAGAATGAAGCCGCAGTAAAAAATGAAGTATATGTATTACTATCAGGCTTAGAAAAATTAGATACTAATTGATTTTCGCTTGAAATTGTAATTATTTTATTTGCTGGACCCCACTTAAAAGCTCCCGCAAATGCACCGGTTGTAGTTAATACTGAAGGAACAACCGTTGTTAAATCGGTTTCAGATATAGCTACACCTGGAGAGATTTGATATGCCATTTAGATTCTCCTTAAATTATTATGTTATTGGCAGTTATAATACCATTACAATATTTATCAAAGGCCATATTTAGAGATTCCTTATCATATCTCTAACAAAACCTGCATATGTTTCGCCTGAATCGGCTTTTTCCCATACGTCACCATCGACAATCTCAAATTTATGTTCTAAACCATCTTCAATGATTGGCGCTGGCAAAACTTCTTCGTCCATTTGATTCAAGTTTTCTAATTGAATCTGCTTTCTTACATCATGGTTTACAATTTCTCGGAAGTATTTTTGGGTGGTTGCCCACGCAAACATAACCAATCCCATTACCATATCATCATTTGCATCAGATTCAGCTGCAAACGAGTTTTTACTTGCCACAAAAGTAGTCAATTCTGATATGGTATCAAAATCGTTAATGATTAATTTATTCGTTTCAAGTAAAGTTTTAAGATTGGAACAACCAATTCTTTTTACTTGAGGTGACATTTTAAGTCCTAATTGAACTCCTCTGGCAAAACCACCTGATAATTGTTGAGGTTTTTTATTGCCTGTAAATACTTTCCATACATTTTCATACTCTAAATCGTGATGTAGTATATCTGCAACTTGAGGTGTGTTATTTATTTCTACTAAAATATATGCATCATTATACATTCTAGCTACATTGTGAATAACTGTAGGTAATAATATAGGTGATATAGAAGAACTCTTATACGTTGCTACTTGTTCATAGGGCATTGTAGAAATATTAATAACAGAAAATGCTGAACAATCTAAATTTTTACCTTCTGAAACGTCCACCCAAATAGCATAGAGGTGGTCTTTAATCTTTTCACCATCTCCTTTGACCGCGGTTTTATATATTTTTACTTTATCGTGTTCAGCAATGGGCTCTTGATATGCCAATTGTTGTAATTTTTGTGCCGAAACCAAAGTATTGGAAGAACCTAAAAACTCTGTTTCAAACTCTTGTCTAAACTGGTGCTCAGATGTATTTCGTATTGTTTCTTCTTTCCAATCTTCGTCACGGCCTGGAACTTGTGACCAATGAATCTCAAATGGAACATAATTGTTTCTTTTATTGACCGCATCATTCCATATCTTATAAAATAAATTCATGCCGTTTGGTGTAGATACAATGAGAATCTTTGTTTTAGTACCAGCAGTAATCACAGGATAAACTGAGGTGAAGAAGTCATAGGCAATATTGGATGGTACGAAAGCAAACTCATCTAAGAATACAATGTTAAAAGAACCAGAACGAGCCGCTGAAGATGATGTTGAGTCAGCAATAATAACCGATTTATTCTCTAATTCAATACGACCTTTGTTCCATTCAACGACACCTTGTTGCATCCACATAGGTAAATTTTCATAAGCCAATTGAAGTTTTTGTAGAATTTTACGAGCGGTATCACCTCGGTTGGCAAGAACGGCAATCGTTTGAGCGTCTTGAAATAGAATTGTCCAAAGAAGATAAGCAATGGCAGTAGTAGTTTTACCAACCTGACGAGGACATTTAGTGATAACAAAACGATTCTCATGGAATGTTCGTATCATATCCTTTTGAAAATCGTACATATCAAAAGGTACAACACCTTCATCTAGTGTAATAATTTTAATGTATTTGGCAAAATAGATAGGGTCACGGGAACACTTAATGTATTCTTCCGCTTGCTCTTGAGTCCAATTGATTGTGACACCGACCTTTTTTAATAGGGGGTTATCACGGTAACTTTCTTTATTTTTTGTTGCCATCTTTTAGTAGTTTTGCCAATTCAGCGGTTGTGCCAACAAATATTGCTTTGTCAATATTGGTATTATTGACTTCTTTCTTTGCATCCATATCACGCATTTCTTTTTGGATTTTAAGAAGTCTATCGTTAGCTTCAGTCATATTCTTTAATAATGTAGCATATACTTCAAATGCTCTTGGGTGTTGCCCGGCTTTAGCAATTTCTAAAATCTCATGCATTGCTTCTTGGCCTTGGTCAAGTATACCTTGAAGATTTTCTTTTGACTGTTGATAAGCATCAATCAAATCTTCTTCTATATCTGGTTTTTTATAGTGAGTTGGTAAGACTTGTTTTTTTGGTTCTGGTTCACCAATTGGATTTACATCAAAAACATCACTAAGAGATTTATCAAGGTTGTTCATATTAAACTTTTGGATATGTGTTTGGTATATTTGGTACTTCTTTTATACTGCTAGTATATGTATAAGCACTATTAGCGTTAGCTGTTGGTGGATTTGGAGTAATAACAATTTGTGAGATATTTATCGGTGATACTTTATAAGAAACAAATGTATAATTTGCATTTGTCTTTGAACCAATAATAGGTTGAGATGAAATAAAATTGCCATTAACATTTGTTAATACTAATTGATTAATTGTGCTTGAAAAAGTTACAACTTTAGCCGTTCCTGTTGCTAAGTTTAAACTTGATCCTTGGTAAACAATTTCGCCAGCTTGATATAATCCAACTCCTGTATTAGCCATATTAAAAGAAACTGTATCATTTAAATTAATAGTGTTTAATATATTTGTAATAGAAGTTTTAATGAGTTTTGGTGTGGTTGTTGCACCAAATATAAATCCTTTAACCGTAAAATCTAAAGTCCAAATAATTGTTCTTGTGTCAGAATCTCTTGGTCCTTCATAGGTAATATCAAAATTTGTGGTGTTTAACACAACGGGAACTTCTTTAACAATACCTAATTCTGGAATTAAATTTAGTTTGATGGTATAATCTGGAGTAAAATAAGGTAAAATATGCTCAATGATTTGATGAGCATCTTCTATATTTCTTGTATAAAGATATAAAGAATAATCAAAATTATATGGTACCGGATTGTATTGTGCTACAACACCAGAATTGGTATTGAAAGCATTTTTGGTATTTGTTATTTGTTTTCTTGTAGCGTCATAACTCATACCTTTTAATTCGTAAGACAGTCTAGGCAAAGTCATTTGAACTTTTTTGTCTAGGTTATAATCTGCTTCAATACGTTGTACATACAATTCTTTTGGTGTATATGCAATAGGAACAATAAATCTTTCAGCTTCAGTTAAATCTGGATTATACCGAACCAAAGTAATATTACTGAATAGGTCACCAAAACCTACAGTAAGTTTACGAATAATGTGGTTGTATGCAGACATTATATACTTCCAAATGGATTAATTTCAGACGAATCCACAATCGTAGAGAATGAATTGGCAATATATTGGTTATCATAATTCTCTTTGTTTGATGGATTATCTAATGGGTTGAACGTTGCTAACGAGAACCTTGCATTACTTGTTTGTCCAATAATAAGTTGACCATTAATAAATGAACCGGCAATATTGGACACAGAAAGTGTGTTAGAAGAAGGAATCCAGGATTGAACAATAGCAACGCTGTTAGCGTTTGCATATGTCGTATCTGTTGATTGGTATACGATTTCTCCAATTCCATATGTTCCTGTTCCTGCACCTGTATTAAGATGTAACGTATAGGCTGAATCTGTAACAACTGAATCGATTTCTGTTGTGCCTGTGTTGATAATTTCTTGTGAATACTTGAATTTTTCCAATTC